CGAGGAGGCCCTGCCGCTTCAGGTCGAGGTACTCGATGTCGTTGACCTCGACTGTCAGGTCGGGTCGCATGGTCGTGCGGACGGTGGGCATTACGGGTAGTCCTCTCGCCGGAGCGGGAAGCGGTGGTGGGAGAACTGCGGCAGGTAGGGCAGTTCGATGGTCTGCTCGGGCGGGATAGACCGCGGGCAGCCGACGATGCGAATGTCTCCGGTGAGGAGGAACTCCAGCTCCCCGCGCGAGTTGTGGACGATGACGCGCCCCATCCAGGTGAGGAGGTCTCCGCCGAGGCGGGCGTCTTGGATGGCGTAGCGGCTCATGCGGGGACCTCCGTCCAGGCGATGACGAGGCCGGGGATGAGGTAGTGGGCGTACGAGGAGGGGTCGTCGGGGATCCGCCGATGCTCGCCGGTCGTGTACGCGGACAGGACTCGCGCGGCCGGGTAGCCGGTGGGGAGGCTGACGGTCTGCGGGATCGCAGCATGGTCGTAGCAGGCGGCTTGGATCGCCTCGGCAAGCAGGGCTGCCTTGTTCCACGGGGGTTTCTGGCTGTCCGGGTTGTGGGCCCAGCATTCGACGCTCATGACGGGCTCGCGCAGCGGCACGTACAGGTTGGGGGTGCCGCCGGCGCTGACGAGGGTGCAGAACCCGGACGCCGCCCACGACGTGTTGTCCTTGGGGAGGGTGGTGGCAACGCGGTCGCCGACGACGGTCTTCAGCCAGGCGGTGGCGACGAGTTCGGGGGTGGCCCGCAGTTGGAGGCTCATGCGGTCCTCCGCTGGAACAGAGCCGGACGGAGGTATGGCATCGGATCGGTGCCTGGGTGGTTGACCCGCGCGACTGGATGGTCAGCGCCGGGCCAGTAGAGGGCCTTCTTGTTCCGCGGCGTGATGACGTGCGCGGGCGTGCCGAGTTCGACGTCCGTGGAGTAGTTGCAGTCCAACGACCCGACGCGGAGGACCTTGTCGTGGCACTCGGCGCGCAGCGAGTCGTGGAGGCGGCCAGAGCGCTTCCGCACGTAGTTGCGGGCGTCGCCGAGGATGGCGTCGCCGATGACGTCTTCCATCCACGCGTTGATCGCCGCGTCAACGTGCGCGCGCCCTGAGGGGTCGATCCGCACACCGGATCGCGCCATGGCCGCCTCCTCTCCGAAGCCGGTCTCGTACTCGTGGCCGCCCGGTCCCCCCAGGCATGTGGCCCTGTTCGGTTGTCAGGTGGTGCGTCGAAGGTCCAGCCGCAGATCGGCCGCAACCGCCGGATTCGCCATCGAGGACACGGCCTCCACGACGTAGACCGCGCCCGTCCTCTCATCCCTCAGCCGGTCCTGGTCCGTGATGTCCGTGCCGGCCGTGACCCGGCCAACGGCGTAGCGGACGATCCGCGGTGCCGGGTTCTCCCGTGTGGTCACCCGGCGGGTCTGCTCAGTGATCGAGGCGACCACGCCGCTGTAGATGACGGTGTCGGCGTCCTGCTCGTCGTCGTACACGTCGGTCGTCGTACCGCGGTAGACGGTGACCGTGGTCGTTGCGAGGGCAAGCACTCAGCACACCTCCCCAATCGGACGCCAGCGCGGATCGTTGTCGTCCGCGTCAGCGCTGGTCAGGTTGAGGTACGGCGGGATTCCGCCGTACCCGCCTCGGCGTTGGATCCGCAGGCCGCGGTTGCGGCGCCAGGACAGGCGGTCGATGCACCGCTTCGCGAGCGGGGCGAGAACGAGGGCGTTGTCGTGCCGCAGGTTGCCCGACACCTGGTCCTGATTGAAGCTCGACAGGTCGATGTTGGTGAAGGCATCCGGGTGCGCAGTGATCCATGCGGCCTGGTAGGCGACGGCCTGCTTCAACAGGCGGAGGTTCTTCTCCGAGATCAGGCCGTCCGTCGAGGCGTCTTCGGTGACGTCGGCGAAGATCTCAACCACGCCCTGGGCCTGGCCCAACTGGGCGGCGGTGACGTCAAGCCCTGTGTAGGAGGCGACGTCGCTTGCGCTGGCCCACGTCATGTCAGGTCACCTGCCTGACGGATACCTCGTACACCCACACGCCGCCGTCAGTCTCGGCGAGGCGGGCGTCGCCGCGCGGCTGCAAGCCCGCCGCGGCGGCGGCGGCGATGGTGGCCTGCCGGTAAGCGAGGTGGCTCTCCTCGTCCGGGCCGTCGGGCTCGGCCTGGAACGTCTGCCGGAACGTGGTGAGGCTGACGGCAGGTTCGGGCGCGGGCTGTTCGGTCTTCACGGCGGAGGCTGGGGCCACCGTCTCGGGGCCACTGGGCGGCGCTTCGGCGAGGTCTGCCGACTCCTGCTCGCTGTCGTCGTTCTCCACGAGCCGCTGCACCATCACGGCCTTCGCCGCGCGCGAGGACGGCAGGCCACGACGAGCGCACTCCTTCTGGAGTTCGCCCGCAGTCATCGCCTCGTAGTCCACCTGATGCCCCTTCGCGCAGTGAAGTCGTTGTGCCGGTGCCGCCGGGGTGGCACCCACCAATCCCCGACGGCAGTCCGATGGCCGGCTGCTAGTCGGTGATGCGCTCCAGCACTGCCAGCGCCTTCTCGTGGCCGACGTTGAAGCCCTTGCGGACACGGATCTTCACGGCGGTGTCGTCCGTGGTGTCCTGCGCGCGCGCCTTGTCGACGAGGATCTCGCCCATGGACCGGTCGCCGCGCTTGAGGAACTGGCGGTTGCAGTAGAACAGCAGGTCGTTGCCTGCCGGGGATTGCGTCATCGTCGCGGACACCTTGCATCCTCGCGACCACTGGATGGGGGCGTCGAACAGGGTGTCGGGGGTTCCACCGGTGCCCTGGATGAAGATGGGGCGGCCCTGCGCGTCGAGGCAGTTGCGGAGCGCGTCACGCCAGCCGGGGGAGGCGATCACGAGCTGGTCCGCGAGCGACCAGTACTTCGATGTCTCGACCTTCTTGAACGTCTGGGACAGCCGCTCGTACAGCGACGTCCCAACCGCCGGAGAGGCGATAGAGGTGAGGTCGTCGTCCCACGTCAGGTAGTTGTCGTCCGCCGTGTAGTCGGTGGCGGAGTTCGTGGTGCGCAGCGACTTGTAGACGCTGGTGTACGGGATCGTCGTACCGTTCTCCGCCGCCGACACGGCGAGGCAGGCGTTGTCGAAGGAGTCGGCGTAGGAGATCGCCCAGTCCTGGCCCTTGGTCTTGATCGTGTCGATGACGCTGTCGGCGTCGGCAAGGTCGTCCTCGTCCACGACGAACAGGCTGTTGAGCTTGCGGGCGGTGAGCGTGATGTAGTCGTTCGTCGACGTGTCAGCGGTGTACGTGCCGCCGCCGTTCACGGACAGGCCACTGGAACGCAGAACGCGCTTGGTCGCGGACCGCATGATGTGGGGCCGGCCGTAGCGCTCGATCGCGGAGTCCTGGAGTACCCGGGTGATGACGGTGTCGTCCCACTCGATCGGGATCCAGTTGTCGATGATGTCGGTGGAAGCCACCTGTGCACCTCGGTTGGAAGCAGGGGGCTCACGGCCCGCCACGGATGGGGGATGCCCTACCTGGGCGGACCTGTGAGCGTCCTGCTCGAACCTGTGCGGGGACCCGGGGGATCCCGTTGTGTGCCCTTGCCTGGGCTACTGGCCGCGAAGTACGCGTTCGGCAACCGTTTCGGCCCATCCCTTGGGCTCGGGTGCCGGAGGCTTCTTGTCGGCTGTGTCAACCTTAGCCGCCGGTGCGCCGTTCTGGCCAGAACCGGCCGCCGGGTTGGACGTAGTGGCGCGTACGCGCTTGAAAAACTCCGGCCATTCCGTCTTCAGGGTGTCGAGCTGTTCGGTGAGGCCCGTGATCTCGCCGTCGTCGATGTCGACGTCGTCGAGGTCGAGGAGCCGCATCAGACTGTCGAGGCGAGTACCGTTCCAGCCCGCTTCGGACAGGGCCTTGTTGAAGCCGACGGCGAACGTCCGCATCTGCCGGACGCCCTTGAGCTGGGTCTCGGTGACCGCCTTCTCTACGGCCCGCTTCACGTCCGCGTCCGTGAGCCCCGGCGTCGTCATGTCCTTCGCTGCAGGGGCCGCGACTGGTTCGGGTTCCGGGTCCGGCTGGAGTTTCTGCCCGGTCTTGGGGTCGATGCCGTGCTCGCGCAAGTACTTGCGGCGGGCCGCAGCCTCACCGGTGGCCGCGCGCAGCTTCGCCTGCTGCGCCTCCCACTCGTCGCGGGTCGGCGGCTGCCAGTCGTCGGCGGGCTCGTCGATCGGATCCGGTTCGACGACGGCGGTCGGCTCTTCCGGGGTCTCAGGTTCGGGGCTGGGTGCCATCGGTTTCTCCTTCACGTTCGGCCCGCCGCGGTCGCGGCAGCCTGACGCCGGACACGCGCGGACAGTCCGCGCTGCGCCAGCAGTGCTCGGGCCGCCCTCCGGCGGGCGGCATGCGATTCGGACGGACGCCCGCGGCCGGTAGCAACAGACCGCCACGCCTGGCTGCGCAGCAGATCGGGGAGGCTGCCGGGGCCGGTGTCCCAGTCGGGCATCCAGGGCACGAGGCGGCAGCGGCAGTTGACGTGAGCCGGGGGCCCGTCGAGGGCGGCCCGGCTGGTGCTGCGGGAGTCCGGATCCATGGACAGTCCGCCAGGAAAGCGACCATCGCGGTCGGCGAGGCGTCCGGCGTAGGCGAGGCAGATGACGCAGGCGTCGGGCTCAGTCACCCACAGTCCGCGCGCCCCGTAACGGTCGGCGGTCTGCGCTGCCCCGTCGTTGACTGTCCGGTGCACAGCCCACGCGATCGTCTGCCGCACTAGGGTCACGGCACGCCGGGCGGCCGCAAGTCCGAGGACAACGCCCCGCCATCCGCTCCCCGAAACCGACCACGGGGACAACAGACGTGCGGCGAGCTGCAGTTGCGTGGCCACCGCGTCGGCGAGGTCGCGCGCAGCGTCGAGGGCCGCCTCAGGAATTTCCACGTCCGGCGCTGTGTGGTGTCGGCCGGAGGCCCGGCTGAGGAAATCGGCAGCGTGCCGGGCGCCCATCTGTGCGGCCTCGGCAAGGGAGTCCTCCAGCGCGCGCTGTGAGCGGCGGCCAAGTCCACGGCTCGCTCCGTCCACGTCACGCCGCACGCCGGCGAGGAGGCTGGTCAGCTTGGCCCACGCGCCCACTGTGGTGAGCGTCCCGAACGCGGTCACCCATGCGGCCAGTGCGGCGGCAAGGAGTCCGGCCAGTTGGGCGCCCACCCCTCCGTCGGCTTGCGCTGCGGTCCGCTCTTCGAGGCCGGCCGCCTCTGCTGCCTGCTGGTTCTGCACGAGGGAGGCGAGTTGGCGTGGCGTGGCAGGGCTGGTCACTGATCGGCCTCACCTGTGGTGAGCGCGGCGGTAGCGCCGAGGACGCTGTCGAGAAGGCGAGTGACGTCCTCGCTCTGGACTGCGCCGAGCTGGACGCCGGTGCCGAGGGCCTGGACTGCGTTCCCGATCTTCACCAGTAGGTCGGCGCGGCGGGACAGTTCGGCGTCGTCGTCGAGGGACTGCATCCATTCCTCGACCAGCTCGGGCGGGCATCCCGCTTCGATGAGCGCGCGGGCCCTGGGGACGCCGGCCTCGGTCTTCGCCTTTGTGGTGGCCCATCCGTCGGCGTCGTCGCGGTAGTCGGCGGGCTGCCAGCGGACCGTGACGTCCGCGTCGTCGTAGCCCAGGAGCCGCAGCGCGAACTCGAAGGCGTCGGAGTGGGTGGCGCCGAACGAGCGTTGCCGGGCCTGCACCCTGGCCGTTAGAGATGCCCTCGCCTCCACCCTCGCCTTCCCGCTGATGGCGTCTCCGGTGGAGTCGAACTCGGCGAACGGGGTGCAGGTCACCTGCGCCATGGCCTTCACGTACCGGTCGAACGGCGCGAGGTACACCTGAGGGCTGGCGGCGTCGAACTGACCTACCCCCTTGAGTCCTTGGAGGAGCCACAGTTCTCCCGGGTCGTTCCGTAGCTGCGACGGGTTTCCCGGGTCCTCCGGGTCGGCGCCGTCGTCGTACGGGGATGCCGGGTCGGAGTCGGCGCCCTGCATGCCCGACTGGTCGACGGCCGGGTCGATGAGCCCGTACCGCGGCGGCAGCGACTGGTAGTCCACGGTCG